TTGCTCGGACCTTACTTTTTGGCTGAAATAGAAATTGGTTGCCATGTCTTATCCTACAAAGAAGTCAGCTGGAAGTTCGTATTCTAGTCTAATTCTTTCTCTTAATTGTGCGATTTCATTAACAGCATCTTCATAAATTTGTCTGCCATTAATCTGTACACCGCCCGGAAGCTGCATACCTTCGAACTTCATAAGGTTCGAACCCCACTGACGTTTTACTAAGGCAACGGCATATTCTTTTAACCAGATATCTTCCCACACTTGGTTAAATGTAGTTTCATCGATATAGACATATGCTTCAAGTACAATGTAATCGCCTTCTTGAATATCCTTATCCTCGATATCTCCACGAATATAAAGTCTATTCTGACGTCTTGCAAAGTTAACCTGTGGCGAACCTGTTAACCTTTGATCCAACAATGATAGGTATTGCTGCATCTGCTCATAGTACGCTAGATCACCAATATAGGTATGAATATCGGCAATATCGTTAAGATGCATTTGATATTTAATATCAAAGAAGTTTCTGGCTGAGCTTGTGCTAGATCCTACGCTAAACATCTTAATTACATGTAAAGCATCTGACTGAAGAGTAATGTACTCATTACTAATATCAGCTGCAGTCATCTGATGTTTGATATATGTTCTATGAACCGCATCCGAGTGGAACTCTCTCCAATATGCCAAAGCTTCGTCGACACGGTCTTCCATCTGTTGTTCTTCAACATTGATCTCTATAACAGGATCACCTAAGCTCCTCTTAATGTAATCAATGAATTCGTCTCTACTAGTAATTGCCATGTTGACCTCTGAGCGTAAAAGTGTTACTCTTATTTATATAACTTATCGTTTAATAAAATGGTGGTCCTTGTCGTTTTCTGACTCACCTATAACACCTTGGTATTCGAATCCTTTATCGATTATATACTGGATGGAATTATCCGTCTCTGGATAATCGTTAGTAATTCGGGTTGTGATTTCAGAACAATTCTCAAGCCAAGTCGTTGCGCCGCTTAGTATCTCCATAAGATATTGTGTACTTAACCGCCAATGATTAGGATATCTATGTCTAAACCTAGCTATTACATGATCTAGTCCTTCAGGATAAAAACCTTGTTCCATCATTTCGACACCATCATCATGGGCCTCATATAGATCAGTTCCAACCACATCATATATAATAGTTTTTATAGCTTCTTCTTCCCCGGCTTCTTCTATTTCAGGGTGCTTTAGTGGTATTTCTACTGCGACTTTTGACATTTCTGGTGTAGTAGCTACTGCTACTACCTGCATCGATTCAACATCTACTTTAAAATCATGCTGACCAATATGTCCACAGATAATGCTTGTATCGGCAAATAATCTAAATCCTTTACTCTTAGCTTTGGCACAAAAGTAAACATCTTCGGAAACCGTATTGGCATGATCTAGAGCAGAAGAATATACAAAATGTGGGTATTCTATATTTCTAAACACTTCACCTTTAATAAGAGCACAACCCATTCCAAACGCATCAACTTCCAATAAAACATTTTGAGGAAGTTCGTTAACTTCGTAATTCATCTGACCCTGTTCGGTTGTGTAATATAACTCTGTTGTTTGTTTATCGTAAAATCTTTGAATGTAAACCCCAGAAACTGCATCTTTATCTACAGCTAACATTTTTTTAAGAGCGTCAGGTGGAACTACAATATCACTATCGATACTAAATAGGTAATCGAAATTTTTAGCCCATTCAGCAATTAAGTTTCTAATCTGATCTATCTGGTATCCGAAGAAATACTCAAAATGGGTTTCATACCCATCTGGTACCTCCATATTGTAGATGGATCTAAATGTATCGGGTTTAATCCCTGCATTAGTAGGGATAGCTATAAGAATCTTTTTATTCAGGGTTTCCATTGTATTTTCTCTCTGGGTTTCAAGTTTTCATAGGACCTATTGGCATTAATATTCTGCTCCTCGGCATTTACCTTATAGTCATTTAAGGGATTTACATCGTTATAGTAACAGACTATTTCTTTTACGGCTTTTACACGATTAATATCAATTTGTTCGATCAGTGCATAAAATAGCGGATTATCTGCACCGCTCATTATATAGCTACCATCTGCTTCGACCATAGCAGATTCATTCATGTCAGTAAAATATTTTCTAGAACATGTTCTTAAATGGGTGTATGGAATTTTCCATCTCCAAAGGTATTCTCTATATTCTTTATTCTTTTTAATATGCTCTGGATAATCTTGAGCTATCAAAGGGATTTCATCTGCTAAGCTCCAGCAAGATCCATATGTAAATTCGTATCCATCCTCGTAAAGTTTATTATAAAAGTTAAATATGGTATTATTACTTATCAAAAAGTCATCACCGTCTAGTAACATAATAATATCTTCAGGGTGTAACGAAAAATCTTGAATTGCTTTTAACTGGTTTGATAAACACCCCTTTCTAACATGATTATGAATTACGATTCTTTTATCACTACTAGGTATTTCTTTTTTGCTGTCATCATCAGATGCATCATTAATTACAACGTGTAAATAATTTTCATAATCTTGTTGGTCGATAGACTCGCAATGGGCTCTTATATAATCCTTAGCATTTCTGAAAGGAGAAATAATCACTATTCTTCTTTCATTGCTAGTCTTTTTATAAGCCTGTTTTTCTACTTCATTTATAAAGGTTTTATTAAAAACCCTATTCACTTTATCATTGATATATTCTACTTTTCTATATTCGGCTACACTTAGATATTTTTCTAGCTTAAAATATAGATGCTGTTTCCATTGTAAAGCTACCGTATCCCAGCCGTGTATATCATTTAGAACCTCACAATAATGTCTCTTTTGCTCTAATAGGTAATCGTCATGGTATGCGTTTATTACCAAATCGACAAACAGGTCCGATTGTCTTTCTTCGTCTATATTAGGAAATAGCCCGTTTGGTACTGATGCATAGTCTATCTTGTAACATGCCAAGTCTATGGCGGTCGATTCCAGTGCACCGAAATTGCAAGTAATTACCGGGGTCTTATACAGTAAACTTTCTAATGTAGATATACCAAATGTTTCAGGGAAGTCCGTAGGGTATATCATAAACCCGGCATTACCTAAAATAGTTGCGATGTTATTTTGGGTAATGACCCCAGTAAATTTTACATCCAAAGCTGGATCTATATTTTCTTTAAAATCTACTAGGTCTTTCTCTTGCTGATCAGGTTCAGCCCCATCTCTAAATCTATAGTAACCACCAATTACAGTTAATTTAGCTTCCGGTATTCTTTTCTTCACTTTAGGCCAAATGTGATTTAAAAGAGGTTTTAATCCTTTTGTAACTGAAGCATTATAAACGAAATGATTCTTATCCTTTTTTCTTAGGTTTATACTTCGGCCACCTCTATCAACTGCACCATTTCTGGTTTGAAAGATTTTTTTCTTTAGTACTTCGAAGTTACGCTTAATGCCATGGTCACAATTTAAGATATAATTTGTATGAAAATCGGAAAGGGTGAACAGTTCATCTATAGCGCCCTGATTCAGCATATCCTCTATATGTTCGTCACCTTGGCAAAAAGTATCATGCATCCAAACTACTTTATGTTTGGCTCGTTGACACATTTCACCATAACGGTTATTGGCAAAGAATGGATAAACGGATCTGGAGGATATTATTACGTCAAACACTTCAGTAGTGTCTGAAGACTCGTGGTCGACGTATCTAACTTTATCATATATTCCGGGCTTAGCTTGGGTATCCTCACAGTTATTAAATACTGTTACCTCAAACCCAATTTTACTTAATTCCGCAGCCATAAGAATAACAGCTGATTCTGACCCACCTAATCCTCTTTTATCGAGTGTGGTTCCATCATAAGTTAATCCTAATAAATCAATAATAGCAAGTTTCAATTTCAAATCCAATCAATAAGACATATCATATAATTACTAGATTATTTATAATATATTATTTTATGGAACAATCCAAGCCGATGAGCTTTCCCATGAAGCAATCCGATTAGAGGGTATATCGATAATGTTTAAGTTAGAAGATGTTAGGGTAAGGGAAGAAGGATAATTCCCATATCCTGTCGTAATAACAACACATCCCCGTCCGCCGGTTCCGTTATAGTTAGTGCCTGAATTGAAATCATCATCATCGGCTCCACCACCACCACCATATTCGCCACCATCTGATGCGTTATTCCCAACGGTTCCATTTGTTCCACCAGAACCGCCCGAACCACCAGATCCCGAACCGCCGACCGAACCTGAAGACCCTTGTCCAAATACTCCTACACCGCCACCGCCGCCACAATTTGACGAATTTGTCCCACCGCCGCCTCCGCCGCCTCCGCTGCCATTGTTACCTCCTATATTAGAGTTACCGTAAGCGCCATCACCGCCTCTTCCGCTGTATCCGCCTGCTCCACCGCCAGCCCCACCAGCGTTGTTATATGCAGATTCTCCACCGTAACCCCCATCCCCATCTGGGCTGGTAGTATAACTTGTAAGACTAACTTTACCAGTCCAATTACTACCGAAGCTTTGGCCTCCGAGACCACCTCGCGCGGCAGAACCTGTGCCAGAACTTGGCCCCGCATAGCCACCCATTCCCCCACCTGCTCCGCAAATAGCTCCTCCGATACCGGAGCTAGTAATAGAAATGAAACTATTCCCACCGCGCCCGCCGGCACTAATATTAGAACTACTTATCGTGCTACCCGAGGCACCTACAAAAATATATCCAGTGAATGTCGAAGAGGCAGTAAAGGTAAGATACATTAATCCTCCTCCGGCACCACCACCTCCACCGCGGTTACTTCCAGTGGAACCAGCTCCTCCCCCGCCACCAATACAGAGGACTGAATATCGTATCCCATTCTCAAAAGT